TCTTTTAATGGTTTGTTGTTTTTTCTCTTTCTGTATTCTACGAATAAACGCATAATAAATTATCTGGGTAAAATAAGCAAAAGGGTTGTTTGATTTATCAGGATTAAAATTGCTAACGTATTGTAAACAGTTTTCAATACCATCAGAAATCATTTCTTCTTTGTATGTGTAGTTAATGAAATTGGGTCTATATGATAAGTGATTTGCAATCTTTAGAAAACACTCTCCGATGTAATTTGATACAGGAGGTTTCAGCTCGTTCTTACTTTCAGCCAAAACACATGACTTTTTATATTCTATCATAGCTTGTAGAAATTGTTTGTTATCTACATAATGTTCAGATTTCTTTTTCATAATGTTATTATTATATCATATATTGTCTGGATTATCAAATTATTTTAAATTTTTTTTGGTATTTGACTTGACTTTTTTCGTAACCCTTGTTATAATAACCGTGTTCGGTTTTCAAGAGAATAAGTCTAATGTAAAGTTCGATTACCTCTAAGATAATCCATAATATCTTCATCACTCATCGCTTGTTCTTCCTCTTCGCTCAATTCATTCATTTCCTGTCTAGTGCCCATTTTCCATGTTCTAGTTTTTAAATGTTCTTTTATATTATTATAATATTCAGATAAACTGTCATTTGCATTCGCAACAGTTAATATTTTAGATTTATGTATTGGATGCTCTTTTGTTTGAGAATGAAATATCCACTCGGTTAAGGACATATGTTCTTCAACCATAAATTCTTTAGATAATTTAGGAACTATCTCCATCTTTAATGGTTCTACTAAATAAAGAAAATCTTTCTTATCTTCTTTTTCTTTAACCTGGGTGACTATTTGTTCGCCACTAATTAATCTTACTACTCTTATCATAGGTCTATGTTGTGTATTTCATAATCAAAATCTTCTTGCACATAAGTATTTATTCGTTCAGAAAAATGATTTAACGTATAGTTTTTATAAGCACCAATAGATAAATCATCAGCTATATCATATAAAGTTGCTTTGGTTTTCTTATCACCTAAACGCAAGCCCCTACCAATACTCTGCAAGTTTCTAATGCGGCTTTTACTTGGTGAGGAAAATATAATGTTATGAAGATTGCGAATATTAATACCAGTAGAAAATGTGCCAAAAGATGCCACAATAATTGCATTCGTTTCATTTTCTGTTATACTCCTTACTGTTTCTCTATCTTTAGTTTCTGTTCCGCCATAAACGAAAAAAATTCTTCGCGTGTATGGGTCTAATGTATCACCTATTAACTCATGTAATATTTTACCGTGTTTTTCTACATATTGAAATAAACATAAAGTATTACCATCCAAAGACTTACACAAATTGCGTATAAAAGTGTTTCTTTTTGTGTGAGCACATATATAATCCATTTCTTGTTGATATGTTGCACCTCGTATCTCCTTTCGATTTTGTTCATTATGTTTTAATACTAAACATTCTATCTTAAAATCTGATAGTTGTTTTTTATCAATTAATTGTCTAGTTGTTGTGGCTTTATATACGGGACCAAACAAACCTTCTAAAACTAGTTTATGTGTTTTAGTATCATCAAGGGTACCAGTTGTACCAATTTTATATTTAGCATTTGTAAGTGAAGACATAATCTTTGTCAATGATTTAGATTTAAACGTATGTGCTTCATCTCCAAATACCACATCAAATTGACTAAAATAATCTTTTTCAAAAGTTGCTAGTGACTGCCAAGTTGATATTACAACATTTTTATCTGTTTCTTTATCATAGCCGTAATATATTCTATGACAATTATCTTCTACATTCCAACCATAATCTTTAAAATCACTATACATTTGTTCGACCAATGATGTTGTCGGAACAATTAGTAATATTTTTAAACCTTTTAATCTTAAAAATCTAATTAAACAATATATAATTAAAGATTTACCACTAGCAGTGGGTGATAATAATAATAATTTGTGTCTTTTTAAAACCTGATATATTGATTGTAACTGATAATCTCTTATCTCAATATTCTTATTATTAGATTTTGGTTTTAAACTATTGCAAAAATTATCACTATCTGTTTTATTTATTTTAGATGATACATAAACATCATTCTCTATTTCAATTTTATATTCTCTCTCTTTTGCAAAAGCATAAATGTATGATAGTAAACCACCGTATATTTTACCAGTTGCTTTTGAGTAGAGTCTTAATTTACCATCCCATCGTTTTGAACGATATGCAGGCATAAAACGATATCCTGGAACCTGAAAGGTAAAAAATTCTGAGAGTTCTGCTTGAATGTAAGGTTCTGCTAAAACTTTTATATAAGTTTCATTAACCTTCGATATGTTTAAGGTCGTCATTAAATTGTTCTAGAGATATGTAACTGACATTTTTACAATCCCATTCTTTTATTTTATTTGTATTAACCACTTTGAATTGTATCTTATCAAATCTATCAAATATTGCTTTGTAATGTTTTATCCAATTTTTAGGGTCGATAGCTTTAGCATTCTCGCCTACATAACCATTTGTATTTTTATATAAATTGTTTACTGTTTTTGTTTTAGAATATATATCATGTCCAAAAAGATAGATACCTTTATCACTATCTGGTTGCTGTGTAGCAATCAATAATGATAATGCACCTGCGTTTGTTCTAGTGTCATAACCTTTTAAACTTTGAACTTTATCTTTTTTCTTTAACCATGTTATTATATAACCAGCGGTATCTAAATCACAATGTAATTTAAAGTCATCGTCTGTTAGTGTTGGATCTTCTTTTAGTTTCTCTTCTTTAAATTTTACCATTAAGTCTTTGTTATTTGCCCAACATACAAAATATCTTTTCTTTGTTTTGGGCCATGAAAACTCATCGACTAATCCATCTAAATTTTCTACGTTACCTATAAATTGTTTATAGTGTTCTTTTACAAACAATCTATCATATGAGGTATGTTTTATTTTATCCCATTCTTTGAGATAAACTTTATTTTTAAATGCATATCCAGAGCGATATATTTCGTGACATAACTTATAATCCATAGCCACAAGTATTTTAGGTGTGTAATCTCTATATAAAGCATTACAACCTATAGTGTTATGACCATTTAATTTATTTAAATCAAAGTCTTTACGACTTTCACCGTTACCTATACATATAATCATTTTAATTTAAATTCATAACCAAATGTCACACCGACTCTATCAGTATCATGTTCATATGCAGGGGCAACAAAGAAACCATCATTTACAAATCTCCACATTGGTACAATCTTATTACCCGAGTAACCAGTTGTTAATCCATATTCCATGTTCCATTTTCTATCAACATTTTCTATAACTTTACCTACATATAAACTAGTTTTACTTTCACTATTATAGTAAGCACCAAATATAGTATCATCTAAAGTACATCGCGCGTGCGGGTGTAGATTGTTATAATCACCGATTAAATTAAAATGAATTGATATAGCTATTGCTAGACTTAAACAGGTATTCATCTTTTAAACATTGTTAATATTTTTTTTATAGGCTCATAAACTTCCCATATCTTTGAGATATGTTCATCTAATTTTTTTTCTAAACTATCTATTTTTTTTTCTATTCTATCTAGTTGTTCTTTTTTATGGTCCTTGAATGTTTCGGGTGTCAATTTTATATTCCTCCACTTGTGAATTTTTTCCACTCTATTGCGTTCTTAATCTGGAATGTTCTATTATTAATTTGTTTTAAAACTTGTTCTATATGATTAACAACGGTTCGTAAATATTCTATCTTTTGTGATAGTAATATAATCTCACTATCTGATAAAAGATACTTGTCAACATCAGCTCTCAATATTTTTAAATCAAAAGGTTTTTCCATATAAACTTTTGAGTCAGCTTTTCCAGTATAGTATTCCCATTTATCTTTATGTAATACTGCATAATCACTATCTGCTTTTTTTAAAAGTAAAGAAAATTTAGATAATAATTTTAAATACTTATTATGGAGTTCTGGTGTTTTTAAAGACTCAATATCAAGTTCAGTATCATCTAATTTTAAGTCTTTTTCGGCTTGTTGTTGTATTTCTTCTAAATTCATAATCTACTTATTATATCACAAAATGATTGAAAAATCAAGGAAGCTTAACTATTTCGTAGAATTTATAACCCATTGTGACTGTGCCTTCTAGATAAACAACATCTGTGGCCTCTTGCGTGAAATCCACAGAGGATAAAGATTTTGGATATAAATCTCTAAATCTAACCTCTACCGTAGGATTGTTTTTAGATGACAATATTGATAACGTACCATCAGAAAATATAGGTGAGTCAGCAGTAGCTCTGGTTTCTTTACCAGCATCTGTCGATGATTTAAGACCCATAGACTGTGGTGACTTATCTCTACCCTCTTTTAATAGATTTTCAAATTGTTCATTACTTTCAGGAAACCCTAATCCACGCATCCAGTTTTGTACTTCAATATAATTATCAAAGTTCTCATCTATAAGAAAACCTATTGTTAAATCTTCATATGATAAATCGTTACCAGGGATTTTGATTTGTGATAGACTTGTTGGTTGAATAATCTCGGTTAGTGTGATACCAGGTATGTTTGCACTCTTCACAAAAAATTCAGTCTTTGGCATCTTGTTTATTAAAAATCTAAACTGCGTATTTGTTGCATAGTCAAGATTATTAGGTTGTCTGTTTATACTACTAATTTCTGTCATATTACTATTTATACCCTAAATTGTAGAAAAAAAAGGCCCATAGACGAGCACCTGTGCACATTTCGGAGTGTTCCCTTATCATTGTACCCCCCTAATTTTCATAAAAAAAGGGGGTCCTCGTTAGAAGACCCCCTCGTGGTGGTTTCTACATTGTTTCCAATGTAGAGGTGAAACCTACCAACAGAATTACATTAAGTTATTAACTTCTGCTCTTCTGTAATAAGTGTTAGTGTCTACTGCACCAATATCAGTTACCTGAGCACTAGTTCCAGCAAATGGGTTTGCAATAAGACCATATCTAGTCTTGAAACCAATTTTTGGTTGGAAGCTGTTCTCAGCCACTGCTCTCACCATTTGTAGTGGAACATATGGACAATAGAACATACCAGCGTCATATGGTGAAGTTCCTTTGTAACCTACAACATAGTATTGTCTAGCCGCAACGTTTGCTGCATATGGGTCAACATATACTTTGTATCTACCGTTAAGAACACCAGCAAAAGTATTACCAGTATCGTCAACATTTAGGTTATTAGAAAGAGCAGGAGCGTAATCTAACACACCAGCCATTTGAAGTGCAGAAGCTACATCTGCAGAACAGATGATGATGTTTCCTTTACCTCTTCTAGTTTGTTGTGCGATTGCGTTTGCATCTCTCTCTACTTGGAACATAAGTCCTTTGAATTTCTCCACAGACCATCTACCGTTTGAGTCAGTATCTAAATCAAATTTACCAGCAGTTGTAGTGTTGATTTGAGCACCAGGTTTTGCTGTTCTGTAAATTGAACGTACTACTTCACGGTTGATTTCTGCAAGAATTTCAGCAGATAAGATATTTGCTAATTCTGTTTCAGCGTCAAGACCATGGATAGCTTTTAAATCTTGAGCTAATTCCATAGTGTAGTCAGCTTTTAACTGTCTAGTTTTAGCAGTTACAGTTGACTTCTCAACACTAAATGCCATTTCTGCGAAAGATGAAGAAGCTTCAGCCGTTGCAGTAGCAATACCTGTACCAGTAGTGTATTGAGTTGATGTGTCGTTTAAGACTGCAGGGTTAGTACCTGTTTGAGTACCTGTTCCTGAGAAATCTGTATCAGCTTCGTTAAATAACGCTTCTGTTCCAGAGTTCGAAGTAAATCGTGACTTCATTGCGAAGATTAATCCAGTTGGACCAGTCATCGGCTGAACGCCACATATATCATAAGCAATTAAGTTAGGCATGCTTCTTCTTACTAGAGAAATTAGGATTGGATCCCAGTTTGCTATAGCTGAACCTGTTTGGTTAGCGTGAGCTTCTCCTAAGAATGCAGCATCTTCTTTAAGTGCTTTTTCTTGGTTTTCAAGAATTATAGCAGTAACCGCTTTTCTATACGGGTCCTTAATTTCAGGTAAATCCGTATGTTCAAGAACCGGTTGCCACTTTTCTTGTAAGCTTGATGAGTTATACATAATAGTTTACTCTCCCCTTATTATAGTTTTTCGTTTTTGGTTCTTGTTATAGCAGCTGTGTATCTTGACATAGTGTCCGAAAGGTCACTAGGGTCTACCGTACCGCTATCAGATGATATAGAGTCCACGTTAGTTTCAGCTGGTTTTGCTTCTGATTTGAAATAAGATTCTTTAATAGTTTCTAATTTCTTTTTGTAATCGTCAGCATCCTCGAAATCAACGCTTTCAGTCAATTCTTTAAATTTTTCTTTTTGAGTGTCAGCCATTCCGTTAGATACATCTTCGTAGACATCGCCTTTAGTCAAATCAGCATTTTCTTTCTTTAAAGAAATATTTTTCTCTACTTCAGAATTTACTTTTGATTTTAAGTCTTCAATCTCTTTAGCTTGTGCTTCTAGAATGTCATACTTCTCATCAGG